ACCAGCCAATGGGCCTCTAGCCATTTTCTTCCTCCATCTTCTCTAAATCTGAAGTAAACTGTTCCCACGCTTTGGAAACTTTAGTTTTTCTATTAGCGTTATATACTGCTAAATCTAATAATTCTGAAGCGAGCATCTCTATGGCTCGCATAATGTTTACAAACAATCCTGCAAATACTACTACTACGTCAGAAAAGGTCACTGAGCGTGGTACGTAATCGTTATCATCACTCACGCTCAGTTCCTTTCATTAAGACTACTTGCCCTTCTTTACGCCTTTACCCTTACGACCTGCTGGTGCGTAACCGAAAGAGACTTTCCCTGGGCCTGCTGGCTTAGAGGTATCCTTCTTGCCTTCTAGCGGCTTTGCTGCTACGGCTTTTGCTACTGTTCCTTTTTTCATTTTTACCTCCTCCCTATGCTCAACCTGCGATTTGTGCGAGCAATGATGCTATGTCTGGACGTGCTTGAGTTGGACCAGCAGCGGAGGCCGCACCCATCTGTTCTGGAGTTGGCTGCGAGGCAGGAACGGGGGCCATACCCGCTGCTGGAGATCCTGGTTCTGGCATTGGCGCTGGCTCTGGGGCAAACGCTTTCTCTACAATAGTTTCTAGTTGGAGGCCTTTCTGACGGCCTTGGATAACTTCAGCAATCCGCGAAATAATTTGCGAAGGATCTTGTCCCTGAGCGGCGAGCGCTGGGATGGCTTGTGCGTACTGAGCAACGGCAACACGTAATGAATCGCGCATTTCCTCAATATCGATGCGCTGTTCTTCCTGAGTGACATTTAACTCCATAGGTATCTCACGGCGAACATAGTCGCGGCTGACAAGTTTATCGCTTCGCATCTGTAGCAAAGCAATGATGGCACGGTTAGGATCCATTCCTGACATAATGCCGTAGCGAACATCTACTCCATATTCGCCATTTATAGCGCGAGATGGGATGTACTTCATATTAAATGGAGTACCGTCATCTACTCCCTTGATTTCCTTGGTGATAGAACCGAAAATCTTCTCGTCTACCTCAAAGCACATTGAGACAAGGTCCATAAATAGACGTGCGAACTGTGCTTGTGCTGCACGGATTTGAGTATCAAAGCCTGCTTGTAGGGCTTGTACGCCACGTCCTGTAATGATGGAAGCATCAATGTTACCGCTTCTAGTTTCTGGATAACGTGAACCCATACGTAGTTCGCGCTCTAATACACCAGACTCAGTAAAGACTCCATTAGGAAGTTCTAGCGGTACGCGGCGAATTGCTTGGGGATTAGCAGAACGCATAATCGCATCAGGGCCAAGGGCGAGTTCTTGGACATCCTGCGGAATAGCAATCGGGGCTTGGATAGATTTCTCTGCTGCTTGAATCTGCAACACAGCAAACCTGGCACGTGCTAATTGCACCGCTAGAACATCATCAAATTGTCCACGTGCTTCACCGTCAATAGAGGAACGCACCGCTACAGTTGCTAGGCATTTACCTGTTGGGTTAGGTGTATTTGCCAAAACTAGATTGCCACGCTCAGGTAGGAAGATTAAATCCTGGTCCTTGTCGTGGTAGCGAACTAATGATAGAAGTGGTGAGCCTTGGGTGTACATATTCTTACCCATAATCTCATTGTAGAACTCTGGGTATTGCGCTGCTAGGCTTTCAGCATCTGTTGCAACTACCTGGACAAGTGAGATTGTGCGGCCAAATCTATCGATTTCAGGATATACACCAAAAGGATTAAGCAGACGAATACGCGGATTATTAGTTTCATAGTCCATCTCCACCATTGCAGGAAGCATTCCGTAGGTGTTAAACCAGTCAGCACCGTTATACATTTGGATTTGTAGTTCAGATGAGGAAACATAATAGTTAGCGATACGGGTTCTAGTGTCTGCAGCCTTGCGCTGTGAATCTGAAACCATATTGGTAGCAGCACAGTTAAAGGATGGAAGTGGTGCCATTACCTCCGCAAGGTCACGTGCGGCTACATCTACGAAGTTAGCAACGAGTGGTTTTGGATAATCGTCGGAAAATTGACTAGGGAATACACGAGAAATATCGCCCTGTCTTACTGACAGAACGTCACGCATACGTTGATCACGTTTGGAGTATTTAGTCTGCAAACGTGCAACCTTTGCGATCACCTCTTTGGTACTTAGCATATTGTTTCCTCTAGTATCTTTGTATTCTTGGTTATATTACAGATTCCGTGTGCTGGTCTTACATTTGACAGGGTATCTGACCCACCTTTAGAGATTGGGATTATGTGGTCGATATGTAATCCTTTTTCCCAGCCTGGTTTTCCAACCCCTCTAGGAGCCAACATATCTACTTCTTCCTTGCATATGTGGCATAAGGTGCCATACATATCAAGAACTTGATTTAATGTGTACTTCTCGAACCCATTATTTCTTTCCTGGGCTCTTCTGCGTGCTTTAGCACGACGGTACACATCCATATTATTTGCATAATAAGACTTATGTCTTTTAAGTACTTTCTCCTTGTTGGAGTTGTAGTACTTCTTGTGCTTCTCAAGTATTAAATCTTTGTTATTCTGGTAGTACTTCTTATTAATCTCTGCAGCCTTGGCTGGATCTTTCCTATATGATGCCAATGAGTTCTTTGAATTTGCTGCAGTGCAGGGAGCGCAAGCCTTCTCTTTAAGACGGCGATGCCTGTTATACCCAGACCTTGTGCCACACTCTGCAATTTTTGCCATTACTTACCTTGCCACTTCATACCAGCACCAGGTTGTCCTTGGACAACTACACGTGCTGTGAGGGTGGATCTATTCTGGGGAATGTATTGCTTTGCAATCTTGTCTAACTTACGTTGCTCAGCAGATTTGGCTGGCTTCTTTTGTTTCACTTCTTCTTAACCTTGATTACTGGCTTGGCTTTCATACCCTTCATCTTTACATCTGTGTCACCAGGGTACTTAATGTTCTTGGAAGGTAGTTTCTTGCCCTTGCTGATTGCTGCATCTAGTGCGTTCATTTTCTTCTTTGCTGCTGGCATAGTTATCTCCTAGATAAACTGTCGGTTTTGTTCTTGTAACATCTCGTCGATATTGATTACGACTCGTTTGTTCTTCTCAGCGCGGGAAAGGAATGGGTTACTAAAGTGGTGCTTAGTGTGCAGACCATTAGATAGCCACTCACGTGCTCTAATCTCACAGAACCATAGGGCCATCACCATATCGGTCTTGCCTTTAGTGGTGGGTGACCAGGTGATTAACTGTTCAATTAAAGACTTTACGTTTTCTGTCTGGTCTGATGGGAGATGAATCAGGTTATCTCTGTGGTGTTTACCATCTTGCTGCTTAGTTCCAAACAAGGTAGACATAGAAGCCACACCGAAACCAGAATCCCATTTGTTATTTCCAGTATGGTGTTCTCTTAGGTTAACACCTTTTGATGCTAGAAACTGGCGGATACCTTCATCTTGGGTTAAGAATGATTGGAAAGCGTTTCTTTCTACTACCCATTCGTTTGGGTTGTAAACATTTGTCCAATCTACAATCAACTGTCGTATCTGTGCTGGTGTTGGACGAGTAATTTTAATAGCGTCCATAATGTATCTCTTATGTGATACACGATCTACCGCATAACATATTGCTGCGGTATCACCAACCATCGCAGGGTCTAGGCCACATACGATAGAAAAACCATTTAAGTCTTTAGGGTGGCCTGGATTTCCTGGGATAAACCTACCAGCCTTACGCATACCATCAATAGAACCCTTAACACATATAGGGTCAAAGATGGCATCATCTGAAATATCTTGTTGTTGGTAAATCAAAGCCCAGGTGGATGAATCCATTGCTTGACGTTCAGCATATAAATGCTTACCATTCCATCTAGGATACAAGCCTTCTTCTGTCTTATCAGATTCTTCTTGCCCATCAAATGGTTGATCTGAGTAAGGCCACAAGGTGACCCACTTTTCTGGGTCTTCATTTGTTTCAAGTAACGCTGGCATAGCCAGATAGGTCCAAGGTACTAAGCCGCCTGGATATCTGTCTGGGTTTCTAAGTTCCTTATAGAGGTCAACGGCTGCAACGCGGGTACCTACTACGATAAGTTTACCAGTGGGGTTAAGACGAGAGCGTACATCTTGGGTAAGCCACTTGATTTGTCTTTCAAAGTCATTGGCATTAGATAGGGTAACTGCGTCATCTATGATAATCATATCAGCACGTTTACCGTAGATTTGACCACCAATACCAACGGCTTCTAGGTTGGGGTCTTTCTCAGATGACTCACGTAGTTCATCACCAAAGGTGACACGTGTTTGCTGCCAAGAGGCAGATTTAGAATTGAACCCAACCCCAGCGGCATATGCCTGCTGTAGTTCTTCGTACATTGGATGCGTCAGTCGCTGCTTGATAGCATAAA